ACTACATTGCCGCGGCAAGACCGAATGGAGCCCGTGGCCTTATCACGATCAACAGTTAGAGTGTGCGCAGATGATGCGCCAGTATTAGAAACGGCGGGCGAAACCGCCACAACAGAAACAGGAGTTGTCGAAATGACAGAGAAGACCGAAGAAAAGACGGTTGATGTTCTGCTCGCTCGCGGCTCCGAGGATGCCCGCACGATTTACACCGCCGCGGGACTCGAAGACGGGGCACCAGTTGTGGAGCTTGCCCGTAAATTCGAGGCTTTGAATGCAGAGCTTTCTCGGAGTAATGAAGAGTTGAGCAAGTACCGAAACGAAGAGCTTTCCAGGCTTGCAGCTGAAAAGGAAGCAGAAGTGCTTTCCTTTCTTGACCAGCATAATATTGGCGAGGTTGAGCGCGAATTTTTCAAGGTTTCACTTTTAAGTGAAGACGAGAAAACCGCAGAGCTTGCACGGGAGACAATCATCGCACGAGGCGCGCCCGATACTTTGGCAGCCATTGAAGAAGCGTTGACCGAGGCAAAGAAGCGTGGCGCAGTGCCCGCTGATTTCGTTGTTGAGGGTGAGCTGGCTGAATTAAGCCGCACAGCTCCTGACGTTGCAGTTGGTATCATTAACGCGATTCCAGGTGAGAACGTGGTACGAGTTGGAGAGCCTGCTGGTAGTGATGCAGCTGGTGTTGAAACGCAGACTGCAATCGGTAAAGAAGAAGCTGGCGTGGAGCTTTCACGGCTTGCGCGCGGCATGGTTGCGGAAGGCAAGGTT